CACTGACTAGCTCTACAAGATTACCAGTTCTTCTTAATGTACATGATACAGCGTAAGGACCTGAGATGGTTGTTGTTGCCGTGCGCTCTAAAAAGTCTCCTTTAATTTGTAAATCTTCAAAAGTTTTTTTACCAGCAATATCTTCATCACCAGTGTTATGAACCGCTCTTGAATCTAAATCATTAATTTGAAGTTGTAAATTAGTAGCTGGATCAGTGCCTAATTTACCTTTAAAATCTTCAAACCATGCGATAAATTGGGTTGTAATATCTCCAGCATTAAGTTTGCCATGCGGACTAAAATATCCACAAACACTTTCATTAGCTCGCATATCTGTGATATTAGCATTAGTAATCTGTGTACTATTTTTTGGAACAAGTATCTTTGCAATTTGTAATTCAAAAATGCTGTCCGTTCTGGTCACTGTCGTATCAGACTCTTTATAAACAAAAAAAGCCTCACGTTGTGATTTATTGAATTGAATGGCTACACTATCCGTTCTGTCTTGCAAAGTGCTTGCAATTGGAACAGTTACTTCTTCATCCTTATCATGAACATAGTTGCGTCCAAAACTACTAAAAGCCTCCCCTGCTCCAAATTTCACACGCATTCCTAAGCTTGCTGATTCTGTAATTTGTAAGCCACTTCCAAAATTAGCAGTCGCTACTATTCCTGGCTTGAATAACGTTGAGAAAAACTCCGCAAATTCATCTGAACTATATTCACGGTCACCGTTATGGTCATCCCAAGGAAATGATCTTTCGTTTGATGTCATTTATTCCTCCCTAAAATATCAAATATTGTTGGAGTTTCTTTATCATAAATCAATTCTAAATACTCTCCTTTATCGTTATATGTTTTTTTCGCCTGTGATATTACAGCAGTTTTACTTGCTCCATAACGCTTACTTGTTAGTCTTACAGTATCACCTACAAAAAAATCACGCCCGAACTTTACTAATTTAGATGTCAAAACAAAATCACCATTTAAGGTGATCACTTCTTTCTTATCAGCTAAAGCTTGGTTAGCTCTATCTTTCAACATATTGTTGTAAGTCGCTGATGGAATCGTAGTTGTCCCATTGTTACTTTGCAAATCACGAGCATCCACATAAAGTTCTTTTCTTGCTAAACCTTTTAATGTTGGATTTACTACAATTTTTTTACGGGCGCTTCCGTCGCCTTCTCCAAAAGCATAAGCTACTGTTTTTTGGTCAAAAGTAGAATGTTCAAATTCTACATCATTCAAATTTTCGTAGCCATCTGAATCATCAGAGAAAACAACCCATTTTGAAACATCTCGGCCTTTGAAGAATTCTATCTGATTACTGACAGTTCCTTTTTGTCCCTTTTCTTTAAAGCCAAAATTATATGTTTCACACAAGGTTTCAACTTGTTTTTGAACTTCACCGTATGAATTTTGGTAATCAATGGACGGTAATCCTAAAGCATCTGCGGTTGTCAAAGTGAGATAGTTTATTTTTCTATCTGCTCCATTATAAGAACCGTTGATGTCTGAGTAATTTCCAGGATTTAGCATTTCTTGATTGATGTGATCCCAAGCGATAAGAGCCGGGCTTTTACTAGTAGTATAGATTCTGTCAATGATTCGGCTATCATACTTACCAGCCAATGACTTCCCACAAACTTTTAATTTTTCGTTTGTACCAGAAACATCATCAACATAGTAGTAAACACCTTCAAATTTAAAAACATTTTCTGGCCTAAAGATTGAATTATTATCAAAGCTAAAAGGAACATCAAGTTCAAAAGTGTTACATTTCCCATAGTTTTCATAAATAATCAACGATTCAAAACCATCAAAAATTTTAGCTTTAGAGTAATTAAAATCACCCAGCCATTGGTATGTAAGTAAAATTCTTTGCATATTATACCCCTAAAACTTTCGGACTAATTCTAACAGTACCAATCATATTCTCAGAACCTGAGTCAGCTTGTAGTTGGAAGAAATTATCTCCTTTGTCCAACTGTAAAAATATGCTATCTTCATCCCAAAATTCAAGATTGTTTTCTTCTGTGCCATCGCTCAAAGTTAATAAAACTTCTTTTTCACCACGGAGCGTGACTATTTTAATTGTTTCTCCAACTGAATAAGTATTCTCCAACCTAAAGTATTCACCAGTTGTTACATTTAAAACTTTTGGATTGGTTACTTCTCCAGTAAATTCTAAAATAACAACCATACCCACAGAAACATCACCATCATTCACGATATTCTGAATATTATTGGATGATCTCACAGCAAAGGTAAAGCCACTCGTTATTCTTAAAGGAAAGGTTAAATTTTTCTTTAATGTAGATAAAGAAATAAGTTTATCAGCCTGATTTTTATCTACCCAATAGGAATCAAGCGATAGGAAATTAATACTATAAACTTGACTTAAATTTTTGGATGAATCATTCAATGAAAACTTTTCAACTAACACATCCAGGTAATAAACCCCTCCATTATCCGGAAAATAAGTAAGCGTTCCAGCCAATTTAGGATTAAAAATACTAGAAAGTAGTGTTTTTTTATTTTCTAAATCACTAGAATCGCTCGCAATAAATTCACCTTCAATTTCAAGTTCCTTGTCATCAAGTTGCTGATTAATTAGGATGGAGCCATCCAACCCATATTGTGTTTGTTTGGTAATGACATTATCAACCTGAGCAAACCCTTTTTTTGAAGTAACTAAAAAAGGAGGTTGTTGTCCAAGAACAACTTGCTCCCCATTAGTATTTTTATATACAATTTGCATGATTAATTACTCCTAATTCTAAGTGTACGCAGCATATCTTTACCATCTCTCTTGGCATATTTAGATGCTGTACGTGCATCAATATTTTCTGGACTGTAGTTGTATTGGTTGAAAGTAAAAGCATCATCATTCATACCTGAGGTTGATTTTTTAATTCCATCCCCAATCTGACCAAGTGTTTCTTTGTTCAAAGGAATAACAGCTTCACGTCCAGCTTCACCACCCACTTGGAGATTATTACCATTCATGCCGAATACTGTTGCTCCGGTCATGATACCACCTTTAGCGTACCAATCTACTCCAACTGACGGTATTTTACCTTTTAATGGATTAAAATCGCCACTAATTTTGAAGTGAGGCATTGGAATTTTTGGAATTTCAATTTTAGGAAAACTAATTTTAAAGTTAAACAATCCTTTTATCGTATTGATGATTCCACTAATAACTCCTTTCGCTCCTCTGATTGGAGATTCCATAGCACTTTTTATAGCATTAAATACGCTTGAAACAGTACTCTTTATGCTGTTGACTACAGAACTAATTGTGCTCTTTATGCCATTAAATACACTAGTCACAACACCCTTCGCACCATTTACTGCACTTGAAATCGCATTTTTAATGCTGTTCCAAACGGAAGTAACTGTAGCTTTTACAGAATTAAAAATACTTGTTACTGTATTTTTAATGGCATTAAATACATTGGTTACAGTAGTTTTAATTGCATTTACAACACTTGAAATGGTGTTTTTAATACTATTCCATACTGAAGTAATTGTACTTTTCACAGCATTAAAAATATTTGTAACAGTAGTTTTGACAGCATTAAACACCGTTGTAATAACAGTTTTAATTGCATTTACAACTGTAGAAACCGTATTTCTTATGGTATTCCAAATTGGAACCATAACTGCCAAAATAGCGTTCATAACTGTTGAAATTATTACTTTCCAAGTATTTACTTGTAAAGTAATATATGCACTTATCCACCCAATGACTGTATTGAAAACATTTCTTATACCATTCCATATTGTAGAAATCACATTACTGATGGTGGTCATTACTGTAGTGATTACAGAAGCAATCGTATTCCATACTGTTGTAATAACATCTTTAATGGCATTTACCACGGTCATTACAAAAGGTTGAATAGTATTCCAAACAGTCATGATGACACTGCTTATAAGGTTCATAGCGGTTGTTATGATAGAAAGCCATACTTCGCCGGCCCATTTTATATAAGCAACTATTCCACCAACAACTAATTCAAAAGTAACCTTAATAGCCTGCCATACAATTTGTATGACTGACCAAATCAAATTCATTGCTATTTGAATCCCTGAAACAATGTTATTGAATATTGGAACTACAAATGTAACAATTGAATTAACAGCGGAATTAAATGTGTTCACAATGTTAGTCCAGAGTTGGCTGAAAAATGATGTGATATTTTCCCAGGATTGTTTTATTCCTTCTACAACTCCATTAAAGGTATTTACAATACCGTTCCATAAGTCTGAGAAGAATGAACTAATTCCTTGCCAAGCATTTTTCAACCAATTGATGAAGTTTTGCCATAACTGTTTTCCAGCTGTTGTTTGAGTGAAAAAGTAAATAAGTGCTGCTACTACTGCCATGATAGCAATTACAATAATTCCAATTGGATTTGCAGCAATTGCGGCATTAAATGCCATTTGTATAGCAGTTGCACCAGAAGTAACGGCACTCCAAACTCCAGTGGCGATTGCCCAGGCTTGTTGAGCTAAAGCAATACCTTTTAAAATTCCTTGATATACTGCATAACCACCAAGGATTGTTCCAAGACCAACAAATGCAGCTTTCAAAACATCCACTCCAGTGCCGCCTTGTTTAAACCAATCAACTAATCCTTTTACAAATCCTGTCACAGATTCGATTGTTGAACCAACTGTTGAAAAAGCACTGTCTAGTGTTTCAATCACAGATTGTTGACTACCAGCTTCGGAAATTTTATCCCAAAGCTTCTTAACTAAATCAATTACTGGAGAAACCAAGCTACTTATAATTGAAAAAGTATTTTTAAAAGCATTCTTGAAACCATCTAAAGCTCCACTATTTTGAAGACTTTCCCATAGTTTAGTAACAAAATCCACAACATCATATACTGCTAGTCCTAGATTATTAAAAAATCCTACTATTGTTTGAATGATATTACTCGTACTAGTTCCCTTTGAAATGTTATCCCAAAGTTTACTTACAGAATCTTTAACCTGACCAACAACAGTACTGATACGCTCGAAAGCTATTTTGAGAAGTTCCATCGCTCCACTATTTTGGATAGCAGAAAATAAGTCTTGGATTGCTTTTCTAAAAGTTTCACTATGTGTGTATGCTTGCATAAATGCTGCAACTAACAACATAATAATAGACAGAATAGGATTTTTAGCAAAGGTTGTAAAAATACTACCAACCTGTTTCATTACCGTTCCAACTCCAAGCGCACCTAATTTAAAGGCTAAAAAAGCACCTATAACTGGTGCGAATTTTTGAGCTAAATTAAATAATTTTGTTCCAAAATCAACAACTTTTGGAATGATAGGAGTAATTTTAGTGGCAGTTTCATCAATTTTTGAACCAATGTTTGCCATTGCATCAGTTATTTTACTTTGACCAATTCCTTCTAAGATTGAAGCCCCAAAACGTGCAACAGCTGCTTTCATGTTTGAGATAGAACCTTCAAAGGTCTTACCAGTTTGGGCCATAACCCCACCCTGTTTGGCAAACTGTTCATCAACTTTTACTGACTGGTCTTGTAAAGCCTTAGAAAAGTCTTCATAGCTTACTTTACCATCAGAAATGGCTTGTTGAATATCTTTCATAGATATGCCAGTAGATTGTGAGACAAAAGCTAAGGCATTAGGCATGGTGTTCATAAGTTGTAACATGTTACCCATGTCCAACTTCCCTTTACCAGCCATCTGAGAAATTGCCAATGAAGCTGCATCAATTCCTGCAGCGGTCGCATTACCTGTACCAGCTAATACCTTGGTCATGTTTTTAAATTCTGTTGTAGATTTATTCAAATCCATACCAACAGAGTTAAAACGAGCAGTCGCTGTTGCTGCATCAGTCATCCCAACTGATGTCCCTTTAACAAAAGCATTTAATGCCGTCGTTGCAATTGCTGCAGCTTGTGGCACTCCTTTGGCTATATATTGTTGAACTTTAGAATTAAAGTCACCAACAGACATAACCGTCCCTTTGGTCATGTCTTTTGCTGCTTTACTGATTCCACCAAACGAAGTATCTGCAGCAGCTCCCATTGATTGGAAGACAAGGTTGGCACGATTCAAAGCGTCTAATCTTTTCATCCCTGCTGTGATAGACATTGCAAGTGTTCCGACTGATAAACCAACAGTAGCAAGGGCAGTTTTTGCCCCACCACCGAAGTTAATCATTTTCTGACCTTGGTTTTCAAGGGACTGGCCGAAGTTCCCAATAGCTCTGATTGATCCAGCTACAAATTGACCTGCCACATTTCCAGCTTGTGTGAATCCGGCTCCAATCTTAGCTAAAAGACTTTGAGAACTTTTCCCAGTTCTCTCAGTAGAGTTATCAAATGTTTTGGCCGTATTATCGGCTTGTTTGCTCGTTTCTTGAAGTTGAGCTTTTACATCACTTGCTCCTCTTAAACCAAGCGTACCAAATAAACTAAATACTTCCATTCATTTTTACCTCCTTACTAAAATTGAAATATTGAGCTGCAAAGTTTAAATTTTCTTGCTCTTTATCAGGGGTAATGACATCTTTTTCTTTGATTCTCAAAGTTTTCATATTTTTCTTTTTAAATTCTGAAAAGTCTTCGTCGATATCCTTAGAAAGCCACATCTCCCATAAGGTTTCTTCATTTTCCTGTTCATAAAGATATAAAATAAAATCCACTGCCCGTCCCAGCGAATAGGTCGCCAAGACAGCCAATGGATTACTATATCTTCTAAAAAGGAAATCTTTTAACTGATGTTCACCGTCATCAATTTGTTTTATGATGACAATGATTGGAAAAAATCTTTCAACTCAGGTTTTCCAATAAAATCTTTCACCAATTTACCATAAGTGACAAGATTCAATTGACCGATTTCTTCTCCAGTAGTTCCCGCCAATTCACCTAAGAAGTTGTTGAGTTCTACTTTTACAGTTGTGATATTTTTCAATAGTTTTGAAATTAGACTTGACATTAGGTTTCTACCTCGTGCCTCAATTACTGATAGGTCTGAAGTATCTACCCCATTGAAAATTTCAACAATGTCATCTTGGATTTCAAGCTTTGCAAAAATTCCAAGAAGCGTAAATAGGTCATCCCCTTGCAATTCACGTAATTTCAATTGTTCAGTCATAAGTATTTTCCTCTATTCTATTTTTAGGCTACCGTCACAGCACAAGTTGCTGTCTTACCGTTTGAAGTAGTAAATTTTACATTTGTTGTACCAGCTTTAACTCCCACTATTTTACCTTGAGCTGTTACAGTAGCAACTGCTGAATCGTCAGAGCTGTATGTCCCTGATTTATCAGTTGCATTGGCTGGTGCAATAGTCGCTGTCAGCGTTTCGTTAGCTCCAACTGCGAGTGATAACGTTGTTTTATTTAATGTCACTCCAGTTACTGCGACTGTTTCATCAGTTGGATAAAGGATAGTCCAAGGGAACTCATCATTTTGCAATTGTTCAAATGAGGCATTGGCTGTTCCTTCGTAGTCAATAGCAGCTTCATCACCGTCTTTTGTTTCAAGAGCAAAAGCGGATGTAGTCAACACATTGTCTAAAAGAATGATGATAGGTTTTTCACTACCTGTCAATTTACCAACAATCGCCATATTTTTGATATAATCACCTTCTTCAAGGTAACGTTTTGATTTGATTTCGGTATAGCCATCATATTCTGCTGACTCGTTTTTAGTACCATTAAGTCCTAGGGCCATATTTTCAGCCGTGAGTTCTTTCAATTTAGCTCCAACTGTTGCGTGTGCTTCATCAAGCACCCAGAGGCCTTGAACATCCAGATGGCCAGTTCCATCAACTGCGATTTTGCGGTATTTTTGTTCGATATTTACTTTTGTTCCATCACTCGTTGCGCCAAGCGGTGTTCCTGTAAATGATTTTGAAATTTTATCCCATTCCACGTTTACTACAATTGTTCCTGCATTAATCATGAAATTTTCTGATGAAGTTTTTGTATAACCTGAGTTTGGTAATGTCATTTATTTCTCCAATCTACTTTGCAATAAATTTGCAAATTTCTGCGTTTCAACGTATCACTCTGTGTTTCCACTGAAAACGAACGTTGAAAATAAAAACGTAAAAAAAGCCCATCCGTGAATTTTTGATTGAAATCAAAGTTTTCACGTAAGAGACTTTCTAAATTAAAAATATTGATAAAACTAGAATTCTCATCAAAAATATCAATGTCTAAATAAAAGCCATCAGTATTTCTGTTGATGTTATCAATATCTAGTGAGTATGTTAGATAAGGATAATTAATTTTTTCGGAGTTATTAATTTCCAAATAACTCTCTTTAGTAACTTGGTCAAACATCAATTTTAATGTTTGCAATAACTCAATCATTTTATCCCCTTTCCTAGTTCCTGTTGATAGATATTCTGAACTTCTTGCTTAGTGTCACGAAAAGCGTTTCTCATGAATTTGATAGGTTTTAAACCTTTAGTATAATGTGGCGTTCCGTCTGCAGCTCGATAAAACCAGCCACCTTTTCGACCAGCACCATTTTCAGCAAATTCACCAGTACCGAATTCATTGTAAATAGCGTGTTTGTCTGGTGAGCCAATCTGTGAAGCCATTCCGCCAGAGTAACCACTATCTTTTACTAACTTGTAATTGATATCGTCTCGCAACTTACCTGTGTCAACTCTTCCTGCTGCAGTGACATTTGTCTTTGCTTGTGAGCGAACTAATTCACTTGAGGCAATAAGAGCACGTTCAACATTACTATCAATTAGCTTTTCAACGGCTGGAAAATTATTCTCATATTTAATTGCCATTCTTGCCTCCAAAAATAAGATAAATCTCATTATGATGATTAAGTCCCATAGGATTATCAGGATAAGTAATTGAATAAACTTTTCCCTCTTCATCAATAACTCGCATTTTATCAGTGATTCCAGAAACATACTTTGGAATAATTAAAATATGAGTAGATTCCTCAACGATAGCATTTTGTAATGTGGCTTGGTTTGTCCCATTAACTAAATCCAAATAACCTTTTACAGTAATGAAATCCTTCCAAGTTTTTACAACTCCACCGATTCCGTCACCGTCAGATTCAAACTTTTGAATAATAAAGGAATGAGGTGCATACATCTTACCACCTCATTTTCTTATATTTTTTCAGAAAGCCAAATAAACTAGCTGGATAACCATTTATTGATTCACTCGAATTCATATCATAGTAAGTGATGTTCATCCGAGCAATACTTTCAGACTTAATGCCGAGTTTATCACCCATAGATACATCATACTGAATTAATCTTTTGACACCCTCGATAATGTCAGGAGGGTAGGATATCTTAGTGATAAAAGCACTTTGAAAGTTGCCATTAAACAACTCCGCATCTTTAAGTTTGATTGTCTTGTCAGTAATTTCTTCAATCACATACAAGCCATCATTCACGCCCATGTCCTGATTTAATCCTGAACCCGTCTGACTCCAGGTATTACTGATTTCAATTGTTTCACCAACACGAAGAAAAGAAAGCGTGTCATTGAAATCTAAAGTATTTTCATTGGTTACTTTGAACTGATAAAATCTGATGTTCAAATTTTGAAACTTATTATGAGTTAGAGCACGAATAGACTGCTCTAATCCATCAAGTGTTTCTTGATTAATACAAGGGGTGATTTTTTGTGCTTCATCTAGCGTGATAATCATAATTAACCTCCCACTAAAGCGAGCAAGTCAGCTTTTACCATTGAGCTGGTGTAAGCTATCCCTTTCTGGTCAAGATAACTCTTGATTTCGTTTACTGTCCAGCTATTATCTGGGATAGCCCCTTTCTCCGGGGCATCATCAGGGTTTAGGAGCAGTTGCTTTCAAGACAGCTTTCTTGTTGTCATCAAGCATGAATTGACCACCTTTAGCATGAGCTTGGAGTGCCTTACCGTCAAAGGCTTCGACATCAATTGTACGAGCTGTTGCGATACCAACAAAAGGAATAGCAACTTGATCAGCAGCAAAATAAGCAACTTCGCCTGATACAAAGTATTTATCAGGAGTTTCTTCAAGTTTGAACCCTTTATATTTTGGAACAGTGTTGTTATCAAGACTGACAGTTGCACCTTTTAGTGAAGTTGCATTGGTCAAGTCAACAACTGCTTGATATAAATCAGGAACAAGGTAGGCTGTTTTATCTGCATCGATTTCATTATTAGTGAATTCTTTTGCAGCAGCATTGAACAAAGCATTGATATTTACTTCTGTGTATTTGCTATTGGCATCTACCATTGCAAGTGTTTTGCTTGCGTTATCAGACAAGAATTTACCGTTCTTTTGGTTCATGTAACGAGTTTGAGCAATTGATTGAGCTTCCAAACGGTCGGCTACTGCATCGTTAAGTCCAGCGTTTACTGTGGCAATATCAATTCCTTCATGAATTGCCAATTCATAGCTGAAATCAACATCAGTATCAGCATAAATAACCTCAGTACGGTTACCAAAACGTGAAGAGTTTCCAGTTCCAGTTCCAAAACCTACATTAGCGTCTTTGCTGTAAGTTCCAATTACTACTGGTGTAGCATTAGTTTTTACAGAAAAGGCTTTTGTGTTAGATGTGATACCGTCAACTGATTGAATTGGAGCAAATGCACCAGAGAATGCGGATTTAGCGTTAAATACTGCGGTAAGAATACCTTTATATTGTGGTTCAAAACGACGTGCATTTTGTTGGTTGTTATTAGTTGTCATAATTTTTTACCTCTCTTATTTCCCTTATGGAACATATTTTGCGACTTTATCAGCAAATGGATCAGGTTTTTCTTCGTCATCTTCTTTATCATCTGGCGAATCAAGTTTTTTAAGGCCTTCTGTAAGGTCTTGCAGTGCTTTACCTACATTTGCGTCATCTTCTTTATCAATGGCCTCTGCTAGTCCAGCGACAAGTTTGTCAATTCCAGCTTCTTTAAGCTGTGCAACCGTAATCGGTTGTTTTTCTTTGTCTTCCAAAGTGATTCCTCCTATTGGTTATATTTGGCAATTTTTTCTGAGAACGGGTCAAAATCTACATTTTTACCGTCTTTAGGGTTGTTATCCAGAGGAGTCCAGCCCTTATCATCTTTTGGAGGTTCAGGGGCCTCAAAGTATTTTGGATAGCTTTCTTTCAACTCGTTGAGCTTGTCATCGAAATTAGTAAACTCTCCATCTTCTCCAACTTCTAAATCTTCTCCACCACGCATTTTATAGTTGAGAATGTAGTCAATATCATTAACACCAGCTTTAGTCAGCAGTTTTTCAAGCTTAGTAGTGCGCTTGATTGAGCTATTTTCGCTTGTCAGTGTTTCAACTTGACCTTGAAGTTCTTCAAGTTTTTCTAACTCAGATTGATTAGACTCCAAAGTTTTTTGAACTTCTTCCGCAGCAGCTTCAAGTTCAGTAATTCTTTCATTACTTTCATCGAGTTGCTCTTTGGCTTCATCTCGTTGTTGAACAGCCTTGTTATAGCGTTCTTCAAGATTCTGTTCAGAGGTTAGATAGAACTTGTTTTCTTCCATTCCTGCAGTAATGGATGTCACTTGCTCATCATCTAACCCAAGAGATTTTAAATACTCTTCAAATGTCATTTTCTTCCTCCTCACACCTACGCTTTTATACGAGTTCGCTCTCACGATGCTTGCACTTTTTACGACGTGTCTAGTCGAATTTTCGGCTTTCGCCTAAAGGAACTGTTGGAATCGAACCAACTCCACAAGTAGCGACCTTGCTCTATTGCCAATTAGAAAAGTTCCTATAAGAAAAAACCCGTGAAATTCGACGGGTTTAACTATTAAAAAGTTTATTTGTTATAATTAAATTACTGGCTCATTTGTCTAGTAAATACAGAAAGGAGAAATAATTTGGAATCTAAAAAAAATTCTTTTATTAAATTTTGGTATGGGGTAGTTTTAGTAGCTAATGAAGAAGAGCATTCTAATGCTGAATTACTACTTGTAACTTCTAACGGAACTTATATAGGGAAACCTGTACCTAACAAGGAACTTGAAGAAAACTTTATTAATAAAGCTTGGGAAGCAATTTTTAAAAGTGAAAAGTCAGATAGTGAAACTGAAGAAATAAGTTTGCTAAATTTGAAAGATGTTAGGAAATTTGATGGCTCAGAAAATTATCCTTCATTAACAATTTTTGCTGAAGATATCATCGGTATTAGCGGATCTGGAAATTTAAACTTTTCTTCTGAAAACTTAGGATGATTCCTATTTTTTAGGAGATAATTCTCATAAGATTCTAAAAAAAGACTGCAAATTTGTGGTCTTTTTTGCTTATCACTCATTTTCTCCCTCTTTTAAGCATAAGAAAAACGCCTGTCAGTGACAAACGCTCTATTTTTTATTTTTTAACCAATCATCATATTTCTTTTGGTAAAAATTATCTCCCTCTCGATTCAACTTAGGGGCAAACCCATTAACAACTGTGACCGTTGTACATCTGCAATTAATATCTTCTTCGGCAACTCCAAACATACGAGGCCCTTGTGCTTTATATGAACCAATTTTAAAGTCTTCATCAATTTCTTGAATCTGACCATTGAGTAATGAGTGGTCTGTACGAGTTCTACCATCGTTGGTTGCCATCCATTGTTTTTTTAAATCAACACCTTTTTCTTTGACTTCCTCATAACCTTTTTGAGTGGTTATAGAACGAACACGACCGCCTTCTGTACGAGCAATTCTCAAAGCTTGCCGATAGTTAGCTTCAGTAATTGTTGATATTTCCAATGCCATTCTGTCATAACCATAACCAAAAGACATCCCTCTAGCAATAGCATCACTAATCTTTGAAGCTAATTCATCTCTATATTTATAAAGTCGCTTTGACAAAGTAGAACCAGCTACTGGACTGTTCATCAGCCCAGTTAAAAACTTATTGTCTAAGCTATGAAAATTCAAATCAAGATTATAACCAGTTTCAAGAGAGTAATAAACAGAATTATATCCATTTGCTCCTTCTGTTAAAATATGGTTCTTAATCGTTTCAGCAATATTAATGCTAGGTTCTCCAAGTATTTGACGAATTTCATTACTGACATTTAACAATCTTTCAAACTCTATCCGTTTGCTAAAAGATAAATCACCGTAATGCTCTAGCCAATCCTCAATTTTCTGATTCACAGATTTAGAAATGTTTTCATAGAACTTGTGAAGCTTTTTTTCATCTACTGGACTTTCAATATTCATGAATCACCTCAACTTACCACTCCTGCTACAGTGTTATTAACATTGTCATCACCAAGTAATTTATTAGCCTGTTCTTCACTAACTCCAATAGCAACAATAATCATCTGAATAGCTTGATTCCGTGTAAGAACATTAGTTTGATATTGCGTGATTATTGAAATTAGAGATTGAGTTTGCGCTCCATTTAGTGTCTTAACTCCAGCAGCATCTTGAGCCGCCTCAGCCACTTCTTGAGTATCAGAGGCACTTGGTTGTTCTGTATATCCTTTAACACTTAATTGTTTCTGGATTTCGTCATAATCCAAGTCATAAATATCACAAATCATTTGAACCACTTCATCATCCGGCAATAATGGAGCTGCTGCAAGAAGTGTTTGGACTTCAACTGATTTTGTATCAGCTTCAACTTTTTCATTGTTTGCAAGGTCATTTTCATTGACCAGCATTTCACGAGTAATGACAAACTCAACTTGATTGCTGTTGTAGGATGTGTTATTTTTTCGATTAATATCCGCAATGACTAAATCAAGCGACCATTTCAAGAAAGCTCTCAACCGAACCTCTGTCTTATTGGCTTTCATGTCTAGTCTTGTGTATCGTGACTTAATAACAACGTTCGTCACATTGCCATCACCGACTTGCGAGCTGTCAAAACCAAAGCCAAAACGGTAGATATTTTCGCTATCAATCTCCATCTTGGTCTTACGACCTTCAACTGGAATATTGACAACTTTTACATCGATTCCGCCATCATCTCCGACACCCACAACTTTTTTATTCCGGAGGTTCATTTGGAGTTTATCTAAAGAGTCACCTTCAAATCCTCTAACCACATAAATCGCATCAGAGAAAGATTGTAAGTTGTTTGATAGATAAGAATTCATCAAGTCATAGTCATCAATAAGTGCTTTGATCGGTTCTAAATCTGTTCGTTCCTGTTGGTTGTTCTGGTAACGATAGAGCGGGATAGTGTCGTATGAACGACCGCCAATCTCCTCTCCATTAGTTCCAAGAATATGAGGCTGTGAACCGATGTATTCATAATTATCTTTTTCAGAAGCTTCAAAGGTCATGACTTCTTTATCATCATATAGTTCAGCAGTCTTAATTGTTACCACCTTCCCGTCTTTGACGATGTCATTTGAGTAGTAACGAAGGACTTTTTGAACGACATTTAAATCATCATAAATAGGAATAATTTTTAATCCGTCTAAAACTTGAAAGACAATGACATCATCAGGAGTAGTCCGAGGATAAACATATTCAAAGCCTTTTTGACTTCCGTTTGTCAGTAAGTCATTAAGGAACAATTGAAAGTCTTCGTTATAATAATCTTCAAGGTACTTAGCCAGCTGGCCATCATCACATTCAATTTCAACTGGATTTGATAAAAGATATTGGACTTTCTGGTCAATCAATTCATTTAAGAAAGCATTGGGAATTTTGATATTTGTAGCATACTTGTCTTCTCTTAAATTGTTATCATCATCAATATAAAAAATTCGATTGTCTAAAATATCATGTTTGTAGTTATAGTAATCTACACCTTGTTGAGCACGTTTCTTTTTACTGTCTTTTAAATCTGCCTGAATCGTATTTTTAATTCCTGAAGCAATAATTGTTGGGTCTTTGCTTAGTAGTACATTAGTTGCCATTATACTAACCAACCTCCTTTACTTTTAGTCTGTCTAATTAAACTTGCTGCACTATCTGGCGCATCATCGTGTTCGGCATTCTCTGTATAATCCAATACCTGAGCCATATAATCTGGATCAGTAGTATCAAGCCATTGAATGTTAGACCACTCCGCTCTCAAATAGGTAGCAATTTTAATGAATTTATTTTGTGATTCGTGATATTCTTTGACTGGAATGCCACGTTTTTTAATTTCTTTAGCAAGATAACCTTTATCCCCGTTGTTTTCAACATGGATTGTTCCAAGCTTCAACTCCTTGTGGATAAGCTCAATCTCATTCAAGCAATCATCAACGTGCTTGTCCCATTTCTTACCAAACATCACATTATCTTTTTTAGCAGTATAAACAGTTGAGTCACTCCCACCGTAAGCCGCATCAATGTGCGCTGTTCCATTGGCAATTTTGCTGATGTCAGCAATATAGGTTGGAGCACTAAACATGGCATCTTTATCTGCAATATGTTTCAGTTCATAGTTGGCAGCGAATAAGCTGGGTATCATGGCTTGTCTCAAATGCTCTAACTGTTCTTTACTAATCAAACCTGTTTCGTAACAGTCGTATCTTCTGACATTTGGCATCTTAGAAATCGCATCTTCCTTGTGCCAAGGAGTTCCAGTATTAATGAAACGGCCACCACGATTCTTCACGTTCTGCAATTCCTGGTACTGTGTTTTAGTCCGCTCACGTTCTGCACGACTTACACGGTCTTTCAGATTGACAATGTCATCAGTGATAACAATGTCCGCATGCTTACCAGTAATGCTGGCACCAATACCTAAAGCAAGAAGTTGAGAAGTTCCCTTATTACTTTCTTTTAGATTAGTATCAATCTCAGTCGTTGTTGCTTTCAATAAGATGACTGACTTGCCCCACAGAGCTTCTGAGAAAGCTTGAAAGATGTCTGACTGTAATAACTTCTGAACCTGCAAGACTATTTCCATAACGTCCGTGTCGGTTTTACGCATGAAGATGATGGTTTGATTTGGAAACATGACCAATAGAATCGCAATTGCAATTGAAAGACAAGTCGTTTTATATGACCCACGATGAGCCAGAAGTGTTTCGTCTTCCTCAGAAAATAAAAAAGACTTGATCCATTCGTTATGAATGTCTTCTAAGTCTTCAAATCCACTTTCTATTCCAAACTGAACAGGATGATTAATAACTAGGTCCATGAAAAAATCAAAATCATTCTTCATCTTTCATCCGTCCTTTTATCCGTTCTTGTATTTCTTTGCTACGTTCGTTGATATCAACTGAACCTGACAGCTCCGTTTGACTTTTATCGACGTAAATTCCAGCAATTGTTAAAATCATTTTGCGGTCCTGGAATCCTTTTTCTTTCATAGCGTACTTATAAGCAGCATTTAAAACACTACCCGCTTTAGCTGTGACCAAGTCCATTGTAGTCTCATTGACGAGATTTGAGAACTCCTCTTTCCCCATCGCTTCATAATACTTACGACGGCTTACATTCGCAAGGTTACAAATATCTGTAACAGTTTTCCCTGCATTTTCTGGATTTATAAGCACTTCAAGTAATTTTTTTTCAGCTGTAGTTGGCTTGTATATGTTACCTTTTGTCACATCTTTGTACCTCGCTTTCTGTAAAATTTGTATAAAAAACCTGCCATTTCTGACAGGTAAAATCTAAAAGGAGTTATCGAGTCGTATCATCATTCACTCGTTCACAATACTATTTTAACTCATTTTTGCGGTCACTTGTTCGCTATTTTTTAGCAAAAACGGTCACTTTTCCGCAAAATTTATTTCGATGCGTTCTTCTGCAGCAATTTCATCAATCTTATATTCCAATTTTTCAAAAAATGGACGAATGATATTTTTATAAGCTTGAGTCTTTTTACCAAATCCAAAACGCATCAAAGCACCTTCCACTGTCAATTCATTGTGAATATAAACAGCCTTGATTATTTTCCAATGACCTGGATCTGTTTCAGCAATCATTTCTTGAATCGCTTTAAACTGTCGCCTATACTTAATTAATGTTGGATCACATTCTAACTTAATGATGTCACTTAAAACTTTTGGGTCACGAACCAAATTTTGAGGAGTAATCCACCAATTGGGGTCTAATCCACTATGACTTACTGGATATTGAATTTCTTCGCATCTCCGTTTTACTTGTGATTCAAATGGATATTCTCTCAGTGCTTTGATTAAATACCCATATTCTGTACTTACTTTCATCTCCACCTCAATCCATATGTTTATCAAGCCATTTATCAGCTTCTGTCATTGTGATTCTCCTCAAATTCTGATGAATAAGCAAACCATGCAGAAGTTGCAATAATAACAATCCATCTAAATGGTGTAGCATTTTGAATGAAGTAATCCATAACAATATAAATTGCCATTCCAATAACCATACATATAATAAATATTGTTGCTTTCTTATACATCATTCCTCCCCGAACACGTTCTCTGACTTGTCAAGGTCTAAGCGGTTGAAATCTTTTTCTGTTTTATCACATTTTAGACAAGTTCTATTTTTTTTATTTACCCAAACATGCCAATCATGATTAAAACAGAATAACTGCTTTAATTTTCTTAAAATACGATATTTTAATGGTTCATTCATTCTATTTCCTCCAAATCTTTATAACTGTAACTCAATAGTGCTCCTTCACTTTTTAATGAGATGTAAACTTCATTGATTTCAACAGAATCATCAACCACTAGTCTAATTGCTGCCAAAGCTGATGGAAGTACATATTCAAAATCCGGAGCTTTAGTTTGGGATTTGAGTGCCTGTTTTCGTTTAATTCCAGGGGAAATTTTCATCAAATCACACTTTCTGTAAATTCATCTTTTCGAGCAACTTTTTTCGCAATCGTGATTGGCAACCCATAACGAGCAGCGAACATCTTTGCCTTAATTTTAAACTCGGGTAAAATCATACCTTTTACATCAATTACTTTGATTAAGGTGCCAGCATCATCATAGAAAGTAAAATCTGGCTTGTAGTAAATTTCTCGATAAGCTTTTCCATTAAGTCTGAACTTATCTTGTAAGACAAATTTTTCTTGCATTTTCATGTTTGGCTCATGCTTATGCAACTGATAATAAATTGATTCAGCTTTACTATCAAATGTGATGCCATCAATCGTTACTTTTTTAGCTCCGTATTTGTGGGCCATCAGAATTCCTCCGTCCAATCATTCTTGCATTCCAGACAGAACATTTTACAAGCTCCGCATGCATCGCAACAAGATTCATCTACTATTTCTTCACTTCCACATTTTGGACATTTATCGTGATCCATTTTTCACCTCAATCTGTTCATAGCTCCCAGTTTGCATGCTGTCGATTTCTTGCTGGGTGAATTTTTTAGCACGATTTATATTATTTGTTAAATATCCATCATTTGTTAAAAACAAATTTATATATCCAATTAAATCGCTGCCTACATCTTCAAGTTCTATCTTATTCTTCAAATAGAACAGCTGCGGTTTTTCTACTTCATATTTGCCAGTGATAACCGCATTTAAAAACGTGATTGGATTTTTCAAAACAAATTTTTCAACTTCCAGAGGAAAGAGATATCTATTTTTATTATCAATAGCACAAATTAAAATATTATGAATCATTAATTCTGCATTATGAGCTACTGAAATATTTTTATCTATCCACTCAGCCACACACTCAGGCACGACTGGCAGGGCTTGCTGTTGGAGTTGGGATTTTAAATCAATGATTTGCGATTCTAGTTTAGAACTTCTGATTACTTCTTTTTCATAGCTATCATTGAGATTACTATATTTATCAAATAGCTCCTGATATTCTTCGTCTGCTTGTGCTATCAATGATTTAACATGAACGGCCGCATAATATTTAGTATTACCAACAGGATGCTCAATATTTTTTATTGGTAGCATTTCCAGTTTTTGTTTTAATGTCTTATCCATTTTTTACCTCTTCCCAGGTATCTTCTAGCCAGTCAAGTAACATGTTCGTCTGCTTCATGACCAGCGGCTGTGAATTATATTTTGTGCTCAACTCTCCAAGTGAATTTACAACCCAGTTCCAAAAATCATCATTTCCGAACCCTAATTTTATCGCCTGTGAGTTGCACTCTAAAATCCAATTTTTAACATCGTTGAAAAATTTTTCATAATCCAAATTTTCCACCTCTATTTTCTAAGAAACTTTTTTAATTTTTCTTTTTCCTCCACCCACCCTCGCACGCCTCGGTGGGTGTCAATGACTTGTCAAAATTTGCAAACCCAAAAGCAAATTTGACTTGTCTGTACACCTACACCCATCAGGTAATTATATACGTAGTATATAATTCATTGACACCCTTTTTTGACAGGTGTCAAAGTGTCAATTTTTAGTTAATTTGACAGTGTCAAAAAATATTACTTTTAGTTAATTTGACAGTTTGACAGGGGGTGTCAATTTAACTAATTTTTTGACAGTTTGACAGGTTCGATAAAACTTATAATTTATTCATTATTTTCTAATTTAGTTATCCAACCTTTATCATCAATTGTCAAACTTTCTTGTTCTTTAATCCAATTTTTTATAGTGTTCCGTGTAACTTTATCTTCAAAATATGTGACTATTTCTCCGATTCGGATTTTACCTGTCCCCTCCATATCAAGCGATTCAAAAGCAGTGTGAAGTTTTTCAGTATTCTTCTTAATCCGTTCTGCTTTCTTTTCTGCTGAGGAGCGGACATCCGCACTTTTTTTACCACCTTTTGACCATTTGTTATCATTTGCTCCAACTGGCTCAAGGTCTTTCAGAACTCCAGAATCATCTGAATAATGAAGCGGATAATTAAACCACAGATTGACTGGTTCAAACTTTGGAAACTCTCGAAGTGTTCCTTCAAGTCTCCAAGCAGTCATCAACTTCACAACTCGTTGAACTTGTTCCAATTCAAAGCCGGCAATTTCTCTTGCACGTTCATCCCCAAATGCTAAAGCCAAATGTTTTCGCATTTCAGGCGCTGACAGAAAATCATCTTGGCCAATTTCATTAAGATATTCAGGCTTTTCATCTCTGATTTTAGCTGCATAGAAGTTAGCGACTGCCCTGGCATCTTGTTGCTTTCTCAAACTGTCCGTCACTTCAAGCTCAATTAAGTCAAGAATTGCGTCAGGGTCTCGGGCAAATACTCCAGAACCAGAGCTTCGGTCCATAGAAGATTTACCGCCCTGTGCTCCTTTTGAGTGGTGGTGGCAGTAAATAACAGAAGTTCCAAGTTCTGCAGCTACTTTGTCAAAGTTATTTGTAAACTTGGCCATTTGTTCCGCATCATTTTCAGAACCTGTCAGTACTTTATAAATTGGGTCAATAATCACAGCATCAAATTTTTCTTTTTGAGCACGTCTGATCAGTTTCGGTGTCAGTTTATCCATTGGAATAGAATGACCACGCATGTTCCAAATACTAATATTCTTTAAATGATTTGGTGGAACATTCATCCCCTGGTAAATATCTTTGAATCGTTTATAAGCTGAGGGGCGGTCAAGCTCCATATTGATATAAAGGACTTTTCCACGTTCACAATTAAAACCAAACCAAGGAATCCCCTCTGCAATCGCAATACACATTTCCATCAAAGCAAATGATTTTCCGGCTTTTGATGGTCCAGCGATAAGCATTTTATGACCTCTGCGCAAAACTCCATCAATCAAAACTGGTGCAAGTTGTGGGTCTTCTTCAAACATATCCGCAAGACTTTCAAACTCTGGCAAGTCATCATTCAAATCCTCAATGTAAGTTTGCCATTCTTCCCAGTTCGCTTTACCGATATTTGTATCAATAAGAAATTGCTTGTGCTCTCCACGAATTACACCAGGCATTCGAGATAAACGTGACGGATTTTTATTTTGACCATCAACTTCAAGACCGTTCTTATTACAAATTTTATAAAGGTATTCAACCCGCTCACGGTATTCGTTTTTGTCTTTCGCATCAACTTTTACAATGGCATGAACTGATTTCCCACCAGAATAGACAAGAGCTGCAATTGGCAATTCTAATTCACGCATGATTGCATTTTGCTTTTCAAGTCCTAAATTATCCGATTCAACTAGAGCATATTTAAACTCAGTAACATTTTCATTTTTAACCCCTTTACCATCAAGAGGATTGAAACGAATCCAAGCGCCACCAAGAGGGTCCGAATCTCCCACAATATAACTCAAGTCTTTTTCATCTTTATACTTTTCTAGTTCATTGAGCAATTCTTCTGCGGTTCTAGTATAGTTCCCTGCGCCACTGACAGAATATTTTCCGTCATCACGCAGCCAAGATTTCATGACATAGCCAATGTAATCATCATTTTTGAAAAGCGTTTGAATATAAGTTTTAAGCTGTTCTACAGGTTTCCAATTATCATCAGGCTCTCTGATTTCTTGACCTTCAACCCAAGATTTATCAATAAACTTATAATCTCGTGCTGCGCTCACTTCATCATCCCAGCCTAAGAACTCGTTCCCATCATTCCCTTTATAAGAATTTGAAGACCAACCATTTTCTTTTGCTTTCATAGTGATAAATGCACCAGTTACTGGTGTAGCTCCATTATGGCCAAGTGAATCCCACTTTGATTCCATTTCTCGTGCATTATATCTACTATCAGATTGTGACCAACTGTCCCATACATCAAAGGTATAGCCCTCGAATTTCAAAGCCATTCCAACTGATACCCAGTCCAGATAATCAAGTGATGATGGTGAGATATATTCAAGGAGTGGCACTAAATCAAATTTTTCTTCCAAGCTTAAACTCCTTTATATTCCTTCGGATTAATGTCAACCGGAATTCTCCAACCATTCCCCGCAATCCGGTCAATTAGACCTCTTGCTTTATTAAATTCCCAAGTCCCAACATGTTGGAAACCACGACTTTCTAAGAATCTAATTTGCTTAGGTGTAGTTAAGCCTGACATTTTTCGTTTATTTAATTTATCAAGTAATACTTTAGCTTTCCCAGAGTTTTCAATTTCTTCTGGAAAGATGCCAAATTTTTCAAGTGCTGCAATTTGTTTATCAGAAGCTGGTGCCATTTCCCAACCAAAAGAGGGGGCATAATTTATCAGGTCTTCTGATTGAATAGAAAGTTCAAATTGTAGAGGGTCCACAAGTTTTCGTTTCCGTTTTTTCATCGTTGCCAATTTTTCTGCCAGTGAGTTTTCTCGGTCTTGAACTACTTCACTTTCAGCTTCCTTCGCAACTTCTTCTAAGTCAAAGAGTTGTAGCTGATCATCTTCTTCAACCTCAGCCATTTTTTCAGTCATCTTTTTGGCAATTTCATCATCTTTAGCAATCAAGTGTGCCGGATGAACTAGCTCATGACGTTCTGTGTGCCAAAGGAAATCTAAAATTAAACAATCTTCTTTTCCTTCTGCCAAACGCAAGCCCCGACCGATACATTGAACATAAAGCGGACGTGATTTTGTTGGTCTTAGCATAATGACACAATCGACTTCTGGTGAGTCCCAACCTTCTGTCAGTAACATTGAGTTACACAGTACGTTGTACTTTCCGTTGTCGAAGTCTTCTAAAATCTCCGCACGGTCCTTGGAATCTCCATTGACTTCTGCAGCTCTAAATCCTTTTTCATTGAGAATATCTCGAAACTTTTTAGAAGTTGCTACAAGCGGTAAAAAGACAACTGTTTTTCTGTTTGAGCAATTTTTGACCATTTCATCTGCTATTTGATAAAGGTAAGGGTCTAATGCACTTCCGACTTCACTTGCTTTAAAGTCTCCGGCTGACATTGAAACACCAGATAAATCAATTTTTAAGGGAATAGTCATTGCCTTCATTGGTGACAAGTATTTATTTTTTATCGCATCAGGCAAGGTGTATTCATAAGCAAGCGACTCAAAGAACTCACCCAGATTTTTCTTGTCTGTTCTGTCAGCAGTTGCGGTTACTCCCAAAACTTTAGCTTCACTAAAATATTCAAGGACTTTCTGATAACTACTGGCCAAAATGTGATGTGCTTCATCAACAATGATTGTGTCGTAATAATCTTGCGGGAAATCTTGTAGTCGTTTTTCACGCATCAAGGTTTGAACACTTCCGACGGTCACGCTATAAAAAGAATTTTTAGCGGTTTGGTCAGCTTTTTCAACTGCAGCTTTCAATCCTGTTACTTTGAAAAGTTTATCCGCAGCTTGGTCAAGTAATTCGCCACGGTGGGCCATAATTAAAACCCGCTCACCTTTGCTTACTAATTGTTTTGTTAAATCTGAGAATGTCACGGTTTTACCCAATCCGGTAGGAAGAACGAGCAGCGTCTTCTTGACACCACTCGCCCATTCTTCTTGGATTCGGTCATTCGCTTCATTCTGATACGGACGGAGTTCCATTATTATCCTCCTCTAAATCAAAGCTCATTTGAGGGTTTGCTTTATCTTCTAATTCAAGTGCTTTCGCCTCAGCATTATAATAGTCATCATCACATTCAAATTTTGCTGTGATAGTATAATCTTTCTCTTTATAGGAGAAGTCTTGGCCGATACTTACCAACCATTGAGAGAAACTTTTTACAGCTTCTGAAAACTCAAATTTAAATTTACCTGTTAGATTTTTTTCTGCAAGCATTTTCTATCCCCCTTAGAAATTATAACCAGCGCCATTTTGAGGTGCAGCAGTTTGTTGTGGGAATGGCGTTACATTTTGTTGAGGTGGTTGAGTTTGAGCTGGTGGTTGTTGATAATTTTGTTGTGGGGCTTGATACCCTGGTGCAGCAGTTTGTTGAGTTGGTTCAAGAAAATCTTTGATTCTATTGTTTTGAGCTGGATTCCCAGAACGGTCAGTATAGTCATTAACGACAAGACTTGCCGCACCTTTAGCACCTAATACAGTGCCCCAGTTCATTTTTACCTTACCTTCTGGATTTTTAGGAGCACCAATTGATGTAAAGAATTGATTGATTTTCCATTGCATTTTCTTATAAAGATAGAAGTTTTCTGTCAGTGTTGATTTTTCACCAGTAGATGTTGTGAATTCCAATGTTACTGTCGCTTTAGGACAGTTAGCTGGAATTTTACTTTCACGGTTTGCCGGCTTCTCATAAATACCTTTTTCAAGTCCTGTAATTGTGAAAGGATAATTACCTTCTGGTAAGAGGACAAAGGGGCTTCCTTCTTCTACTTCATCGTCCCAACCTAAAATTTGCATATCATCGTTCATGTTTAATTTCTCCTTTTATTTAGTAAGCTCTTTTAGCTTTAATTTCTGTGAAAATTTTGTCCCATTGAGCAACAAGCCCACCTTGAATCAAATCATCTGGATAATCTTTGACTGGCATTTCATAAGGTCTAAAGCCTTTTTCTGCTACCAATCTACGAATTTCTTCTTCTGTCACTTCATTTACTGACATCAGTTGAGCCAATTCTTTTGGTATTGCTGGGTCAATGATATTTGGTTCACGTCCAAAATTGTTTTCTTGAGGTGTTTCAACCGTGTTTGCTGCAGTTACTTGTTCTTGTTGAGGTTGCTCAACTGGTGGTTGCGTTTGAACTGGTGAAGCGACTTGCTTTTGGAAAACATGAGCAATTGCTCCAAATTCAAAAGGTAGTTTATCTAGTAATCCATGACGATTTTTAGCATCCCAAGCTGGATGATGTGTAGTGAACATGACACGTTGACCACCAGTTGCCTTTTTTGATTTGGTTTTACTGTCAGTAACAATTGTTGTTTCGTAATTGGCGAACAGTAACATATCAGCCCATTCTTTAAGCAAGGGTGCACATTGTTTTGAAAGCTTCAATTGATAACGGTCAAATGCTCCCATTTCATCAGGCTTTTCAAATTTTTTAATATCTGCATGAGCTGTAATAACGACATTGATCCCAATTTCTGTCAGTTCGGATAAAAGGTTGATTAATTTCCCAAACTTCTCTTTGACCATTGTGTAGCCTTTACCATACCCAAAGTCTTCAATAGACTGTGCATTAATATCACTAGCAATAACAGCTTGATTGGCTAATGTTTCCGCCCAGTCTGCTGTATCAAGAACCAAAGTATCGCACATTTGAGTCTGCTTGATGTAGTTCACTTCATCAATTAACATTTGCCAACTGGTAGGCTTATCCATCCGGTTCACATTCATGTTTGAGGTTGACCCCTCTGTATCAATGAATATTGGTGATGGAAACTGTGAAGCAAATGTTGACTTCCCAATTCCTTCAACTCCATACAAAACTACTTTTTGAGCGGTAGCAGTGGGACCGCTTGTAATGTTAAATGCCATTATTTCTCCTTTAGATTGTTTTTAAAACTTCAAGATATTTCTTGTAATTTAGGTTATATCTCTTGATGCGTTTTACCATTTCTGGTGATGGAATTCCCGTACTCAAAAGATAATTATTTTGTTTAATACGAGCTTTAATTTCTTCTACTAGCTCAAACTTTTTTTCCGGATAGAAATATAAGTCCCCACGATAGGTCACACGAATTAAGTAACATGCTCTCAAAGCACCTCTATATTTCGTGCTATGGGGTTTATATTTTACGAAGCTGACTTCTCCAGTATCTGGATTAACTCGGCAGATTTCACGTTGAGTTCTCTTAGAATTTGTTTTTGAAACAGCTTTTCTTGATAATTCAGAGCGTGTCATTCCTATCAAATTATCTAATGAATTGTTATAAACATCTCCGTCTCGATGAACAACACATTCTGGGGTATATCCATTAAAGGCTTCAAATACTAATCGTGCAACAATCTTATCGAATCTGATATCTTCCCACCAGAGCGCGACACGCACAGCAGTTTTTCCCTTCATAAGCTTTACCAT